GCGAGCGACGCTCATCTCGATGCTCAGGTTCTGATTGATCTCGCGCATCTTCTCGATGTCGCGGTTGGTCTGATCCATCACCGCCTTCTGAGACGACACGACGCCCTCTAGCTTCGCTTGGTTCTCTTGAGCGACCTGTAGGCTCATCCTGAGGGACTGAACGTAGATGACTCCCCCCGAGAGAACGGACACGAGCGCCAGCGCGATGGCTAGCTTCAGTCCGACGCCTCCCACGAGGAAACCCACGTCAGCCGCCGTGCTTGAAGTACTGAATGCGCCGCTCCTGGCGCGCCACCCACTCGGCCGACGGCTTTCCCTCGCCCTTGTAGTACGCGAGTGGCTTACCGGTCTTCTTAGAGACTAGAGCCCACTTTCCATCGACCTTGGCCAGCCTCTCGGACAAGTGGAGGTACTCCTCTCCGCCGTCACCGTCGCCGCCGTTACCCTTGGACGAGCTCGACTTACCGACTGGCGCGGCCTTTCCCAAGGCCTTGTAGTAGACCATCGGGACTGGTTTGCCAGTCCTCTGGTCGATGATCCTAGGGACCCTCGCTTCGTCGACCAGGACGCGCTTAGGCTGCTTGATCACCGACGATCCCTGCTTAGGGAGGTCGACTGGTCGCTTTCTTCTCAGAGTCGCCATCGGAGGAACGCCAGGCTCTCCCTTGGGTCCGACTCCGACGCCGTGGATCGCACCGCCGCCGACTGCGTTGGCCGGAGCGTCCTCCTTCTTGAACAGCTTCTTATACTCCTCGCGGTCGCGAAGAAACTTCGCGAGCTTCATCCTCGGGTCGCTCTTCGACGACGACCTCTTCGCGCCGAGCTTCCTTAGCTTCACGGACGCCTCCGTTAAGTTACTAGTGTCAGGCAAGTCGACTCCGCGAAGGCCGCTGATCTCTGAGTGCAGCTCTCGCTCTAGGACGTACTCGTCCAGGAGTTCCTCGTCCTGCTCGCGCAGAAGGAGGAGCGCCGCAGCGTAAGTCGCGATCCGACTCTTTCCACCGGGAACCTTCTCGATGAGCTTCTTGAGGTTGAACACTAGACGATCGAAGTAGCGGTAGGAGTCTAGCTCGACCTGCGTCTTTGGGTCGCGAATCTTGTGACCGTCTGCGTCGATGATTCCGAGAGCAAACGCCTGAGTGTCTCGAAACGGCGTCACTAGCCGCTTGAGGAACTGGTAGGTCAGGAATGCGTCTACTGCTACTCCAGCCATCAGATCGTCCTTAGTGCCTCTACCACGCCCTTGTCCATAGACACGCACGAGTCTACTACGACTAGGTTACCGACCTCGACGCGAGAGGGCCAGTAGTGAAGGAGAACGAGGAACGGCTTCAGGTAGTGCAGGTATCGGCTCAGCCTGAAGCACAGCATCTTAGTCATAGCCTCGTGCTCGAACACATTGTAGAGGACTCGGATGTGATTCAGTATCAGTCTGTGCTTAAGCTCGCCGGTCTTATCGTACCTACCGAAGAGTCGACTGATGCTCTTTATCCTACCCACGTCCTCGTGGAACTCTGCCTCGCTCACGCACCTCGGGTTGTCATAGTGCCTCGCCGCATAGATCATAAAGTTACTCTCAGTCAACTCACGCATGGTATCCTACTTCTTATTCTTTTCTGACTCCGACTTTCTAGACGACTCTCGCGACGTCTTCTTAGCTTTAGGCCCTCTCGCGGCCTCCTCCTCTTCCTCCTCCTCGTCGGCTCCGCCGCGAGTGAGCCACTCTCTGAGCTGCTCGAAGGTCTTCACTAGAACGTGCTCAGCGCGACTCTCTTGATCGTGGTAGCGTTAACGGCCACGTACAAGTGAGTGTTTGAGAAGAAGACTGCACCCGTCTTATAACCCTCAGTCGTCGCGTTGTTTGACGCGGGAGCCGTCTTGAGAGTCAGTATGAAGTTGTTCGCTTTAGTCAGGCCAGCGCCGACGAAGTTGACGTTCGACGTAACCACGGTGTTGGAGCACGTGATGGATACGTTAGCCTTAGCGGTGACGCGAGCGTTGAACACAGTGTTGCTCGGCACCGCGCCGAAGAAGTTCTTAATTGTGATCTTCTTCGACGTCGGAGTGCCGTTGGGATCGTCGACCACGTAGAGGAGGTCCTCCCTCGTGGTCGACGCCAGAGAAGCTAGCTGACTTACCTTCTTATCGGCCATGGCCTATCGACTCCGGTTAGCCGCCGGTCTTCGCGGCGCGCACCGTGAAGGTACCAGCATTGTTCGACACCGCGCCAGTGATGACGAGGTTCGCGGCCTCGGAACCAGCGGTGGTGATGTTCTCGCTGACGAGGTTCGACGTCACGCCGCCGCCCTTCAGGACGCCGGCAGCAGTGACGCCGTTGGCCTGGACGGTGTTCGCGTTGACCTTATAGGTCGACGTCTTGCCGTTCACAAACGGCAGGTAGACGCGGAACACGAGTGTGTTGTTCGCGTTGACGATCGAGCTGCCGCCGTTCTTGTAACCAGCGACGATCGAGTTGTTCGACCAGTAGGCCGTGGTCGCGTTGCCAGAGACCGTGTTAGCGACCTTGAACTGGTAGATGACTCGGCCGCCCTTGCTGCGAATCGGCTCGTTGAACACGACGTAGATGTTCGCGTAGCTGTTCGCCTGCAGCGCGGTTCCGCCGGTGCTGTTCGAGCTGAAGTAGACCTGCGCGATGTCCGGGAAGGCCAGGTGCGAGACGTTGGCGTAGCCGTCGTCGGTGCCCGAGGTGATCCCAGGGTTGGCCGCGACGACGATCTCGTCGCGCTGGCTGTTAGCACCGTCCTTAGTGACGTTAGTCCGACGGACCCAGCCGTACTTGGTCGCGACTACGTTTCGCTTCCAAGACTCTCTGCCGTCGGTCGCGCCACCGAAAGGCTCGTAACCGGCAATCCTACCCGCGACGCTGTTGGCACCAGAAGACGGGTTGTTCTTCTCGTGCAGGAAGTTCCAGAGTGGCATTTGACGTTCTCTCCTCGCTTTTCGTCAGTGACTACTCGGCATAACGAAACAATCGCTCGCCTTATTTATAGAGTTAGTCCTTCTTCTTCTCGATAGTCTTCTCAGCCTTCTTGGCTGCGCTCGGCTTCCTGAGAGTCATCCAGGTCGCCAGAGCGTACGGCTCGTCGCCGACGCCCTTCTTCTTGAAGTGCTTACCGATCTTATGAGCCCGAGTGACCTCGGGTCCGGTCATCGTCTTCTCCTCGTTAGTCGACGCCGGCGCCTTGCGAATGTACAGCGTCTTGGTGTTGAGGAGCTGGGCAGCCTTGTCGCGGTCCGGAGCTTGGACGACGGCCTTAGTCTTGATGTTGATCCAGCGCTCCTCGCTGACGGCCTCCTCAGAGGTCATCTCGCGCGCTGCGTCGGCCGACATCTTGACCGGAAACTTCTTACCACCGAACATGAAGTGAGACTTGCCGGTCCGCTTCGCTGCGGCGGCGGCCATGTGGAACGCGGTGCGCTCCTTCATGGTCATCTCCTTGAGGTTCGGCGTGAGCTCGATGGGCTCGACCTTACCGTCGAGGTTCTTATCGCCCTTTCGATTCTTCATGCGGTACTTGTCGCTCGGAGTCGGGCGACGGGCGTCCATCGCGTTGGTCTGACGGCCGCCGGCTGGAGAACCCGCGGGGTCGGCGACCTCTTCGACCTTCTTAGGCTTCTTCGGCGCGCGGATGGGCTTCTCGCCCTTTGCAGCGAGCTCGCGCTCGGTGTCGACTCCGTACTCCTTAACCTTGCCCTCTACGACAGACTTGACCGCATCGATGATCGAGTCTGTTAGTCCAAACTTCTTTGTTCCAAACATTGAGTGCTCTCCTTACTTCTTGTCTTTGTATGTCATGTAGTCGTGAACGGTCGAGATGTAGTCCTCGGCCGTAGTGATCTTGGACTGGATCCAAGCCTCGAGCTCTGTGTCGTCCTTCATAGCGTCAGCGAGCTTAGACGCTTTGTCCGCTATGGACTTAAGCTGTGCTCGGGCCATCTCTCCCTCGTAGTCGTCGCTCTTCTCGACGACTACTCGACGTATGGCACTCTCTAGCGATGCGTATGACACGCGCGTCTCCCGTTAAGTTAGGTCGTAGAAGGAAAGCGAGCCCATGCCGGTTCCCGTGCCCGTCAAGACTCTAGCAGCTAGAGTCAGTACGTCCGACACTCCGCCCGTGGTCCTACCCAGCTGCATCTCGAAGTTGTAGTCCGTGAGCTTGTTGAGTGGAACCCCACTTTGGTTAGTCGCAGCGACGTACTCGTGCCGGACCATCGTGCCGCCAGTCATCGCAGTCGCCGATCTATCGACATCGATGTTAGCGTAGGTGCTCGTGTCGTAGCTCTCGCCAGTCAGAGTCGCATTCTTTATAAGCGCGACTTCGAAGTTGTCTGACGAAGTCGGGAAGAAATTCATCTGCGCTGGTACGATCACTGCGTCGAGCCGGTCCGACGCGAGGCGGACGGATAGTATCGGAACGAAGGACGCTGCAGTGCTTATGGTCGTGTTGGAGGTCGACCTAACCACAGTCATGGGAGTGACTTTCTCGTAGCCACCCTCGGAGATGACCGACGAGCTGATCTGCTTGAGAGTCGAGTTAGAAGATGTCGCGAGAGTGTTCTTGATCTCGTACCTGAGCGGTAGGCTAGCAGTCGTCATGTATGAGCTGTAGCTCATATTCTCATTATGAAACACGTGGGCTTGGAGAGGTCGACCGTCTACAACGAACCCACACCGAACGTCTCCGGCTCCGAGCCCGCCGATGTCGAACCAGAGGATGTTGACTTTAGTGACGTCTAGGCCGTTTGTAAAGTTTATTCCAGTTTGAGTCGAGTACGTGTTGCTCGTGAACGTATCTTTGTTCCAGTTAGACTGCAAGACTCTCGTGTCGACGACGGTTCCAGTCGTCTTAGACCTAAGGACGAAGTATAAGTTTGCGCCGAGCTTCTCGAGGAACACTCCGTTGTTTGAGTTGAAGAGACCGACTCTCTGTCTGAGGCCAGTCTTAGTAGAGTCGTCGTTCATGACGAACGTGTTTAGATTAAGCATGGATTTACCGGGCTGGTACGTGAACACACGATAAGTCTCTCTGACGACCTCGGCGTTTACCGCCGTCTTGACCGTCATGTCGATCACGCTCTCGTTCACTTGGTATGTAGTAAAACTACTAGAAGTATTTGTCGTCGACCACTTGCCGTTGTCCTGGTACCTGTGGCTGCTGTCGAACAGAGTATATGGTTGAGATATGCGAAGTTTTCCGAACGCGTCGACCATCGAGCCACCCGGCGTCAGGCGGTCGCTCAGCATCCCGACCTCGTACCTCGTGATGAGGTGCGAGTTGTCTAGCTTACTCGTGTCTGTCCTAAACTGGGCCACGACTACATCTTGCTGACTGGAGTCTTAGACCAGTACCTGCACGACCAGTACTTAGCCTTCCACCTCGGACCTGGGTCAGAGCAGTTGTGGCGCGCTCTGAAGTTCCTGCGTCGCTCTGGGTTGTCCCTCTTGATCTCAAGGTTGGGATCGCCGAAGTGCACGGTGACCACGTTGCCCTTGTCGTTGCGAACGTGGACCATGCGCTTCTTGTTCGGTCGGTTGGACTTAGTCACCGCACCGAGCTTGATGGCTCGACCCTTGTGAGTGATGTTCTCCTCGTCGACGTCTTGGTAGTCTCTGAGCTCCTCCTCGACGCCCTCGCAGTCCTTGCAGCCGGGGCACTCTTCCTTAGCCTCCTCGACTACGGACGGGTGGTGCTCGAAGGTCTTACCGCCGAGACCGAAGCCCACCTCTCGAGCGAACGGCGCGTCGTCGATCCCAGCGACGAACGCCTCGCTGACGTTCTTTCTTCCAGACAGGACGGTGCGGACCTGCTCCCAGGTGCGGACCGACTTACCGATGTCGCGAGTCGACTCAGCCTGCTCGTCGACCTCCCACGGCTTAGGAGCCGACACGTGGGAGACGCTGACCTCTCCGGTTCTCTGGCCAGGAGTCGCCGCGGCGTACTCTTGGCGAAGCTCGTCGGTGCCGATCCCAGCCGCCTCAGCGACAGGCTTCTTAGCCCTCGCCTCTCGCTCGCGCCGTAGGTCGGCGAGGACTGAGTCGGTGGCCTTCTTCCAGTCGACTCCCTTGAAGCCGGACATGTCCGAGCTGCCCTTCGCGATGGGCTTGTAGGAAGACATCGGTTTACCGACCGTGTACTTGCGGCGAGAGATGGTCGCCTCGTCGACGGCCTCGACCTCCTCGCGAACTCGAGAAGCTAGGTCCTTGTCGGCGCCGCCCCAGGTACCCTTGCCCTTGGTGATGAAGCTGTTGACTCGAGCGTACGCCCACTGCTGCTGGTTTGCTCCTGGGCGGTGACCAGTCTTCCACGCGGCCATGCCCCTGTTGTAGACCTTGCGAAGGATTCCCACGGGAATGCCTGACTTCTCCGCCTTCTTCTGAAGTCCTCGGTCAGCGGCCTCGCTGATCTCGTGCTCGACGTCGGCCTTCAGGTAGCTCGAGGACCTAGACTTAGCGAGGGTCTCCTTGTGCTTCTTATCCGCCGCCTTCTTAGCGTGCATGCGGCGGTGCAGGGCCTCGCGCTCGCGCTCGTGCCGCTGTGACAGAGCAGACCTCTCGCGCTCGATCTGAGTAGCGACGTCCTCTCTCATGTCGAGGTGCTTGGTCCTGACGCGAGAGATGAACTGAGGATCGTCTGCGGCCGCTCCCATGAGCTTGTCGAGTACTCCCAGGAGCTTGTCGCGCATCGCGCTCGACATAGACTTGCCCTTGTCAGACTTCAGCCACTTCTGAATCTTGGTCGCGTCGTCTGGCTTAGCGAGACCCAGGCGGAGCAGAGTGCCCACGCTTCGGTCCTTGGCCATGGCCGCGGCCTTCTCGTCGGCCTCGGTCTCCATGGACGCCGTCGGGATGGCGTGGCTGGTGGGAGGAAACTCGGGAGCGTTCTGCGGGACGAAGTCAGTCGCTCGACCAGTGACTCTGTATCCCATCCCCTCTCGCACAGGCTTCTTACCCGAAGTCAGGTACGACGAGCGGACTGGGAACTCGCGCGGGTCCGACGACACCGGAAGATCCTTGTCGATCGAGAACTGGTCACCAAGCTCCTTCCGCATGTTGGTGGATGACGCGCCAAGGCGACGAACGAACTTATGCTTGTCGAGCGGCTTAGGCTGAGCCATGTACCTAGAGATGATGTGCCGAGCGTGGTCTGGGTGCATGTCCATCGTCGAGCCGTCGGCGAACTTGACCTTGTGCTTACCGCGGAGGTTGATGACCTTCCTCATCTGATAGACGATGTTGTCCTGCGGGTCGTCGTCGGTGCCGCCGTGAGCGGACTTTCGACCCTCGTACACGGAGTGATACTTACGAGTGTGCTTGCTCATTCGAGTCTCCCTGTCGTCTCCGGGCGCCTTCTTGTACGCCGCTGGGTCGTCGTCGGACATCTTAGTCTGCCTAGCGAAGTGAGCGTGGCGCGCCCTCTTGGTCGAAGAAGCCAGACCCTTGTAGTACCCGGGCTTGTACGACTCGTTCGCCCGAGCGACTCTGAGCCGCTCAGACTCCTTCCTGCGAATCATCGGTAGGAGCCGGCGCGCCGCGTTCGTCACGATTACTCTGAAGTTCTTTCCGAACCTGGATAAGACCTGCTTGTCGATCTGAACTCGCTCAGACGGAGATAGGTCAGAGTACCTCTTCCCGCGGTCTCCAGCGACTCTCCGACGTAGCGCCATGATCGCTGCTTTGCGAGCCCTGTACTGCAGGCGAGCCGACGGAGCCATGCGAAAGCGCTTCATGGATCTCATGCGCGTCAGCTTAGACGCCATAGCGCGCATGCGAGACGCTAGCTTCTGACGTGACTGAGTACTGAGGACTCCCTCCTCGAGGTCGTCGCCCAGTAGGTCGTCTAGAACGTGCGCGTACGGCGCGTCGCTCGGGTGGGGGTCTAGGTCGCTGGGGCTGTGCTTGTCTAGGACGGAAGACAGCTCGCTGTCGCTGATCTCATCGTCTCGCTCTAGGAGCTGAGTCTTACCGGCCACGCGCGCCTCCCGCAGGTTTTCCTTGGACTTACTGCGGTCTATTTATGCCTTGACATACTCAGAGAGCTGTGTATAATGAGCTATGAGCTCTCTGGGGTATATTATAGACCGAACCAGCCCCTGATGCGATCCTCGATCGACTTAGCCCAGGTAGGCTGTGGAAAGTGCCATCCGACGACGATACCGACTACGATCCAGAGCAGTGCATCAATCACGACTTCTTCCTCCCTCTGTTCTTGCTCACCTCGTGCCAGTACCGACTCGAGTCTCTGAGCTTCTCGTTAGCTTCTCTAAGAAACTCCATGTAGGCGATCGCTAGCTTAGCCTGAGTCTTTCGCCAGTCGGAGTTACTCTCAGCCGCCATCATATTTATCAGGTCGACGGCTCGGTCGATGTACGGGCACGTGTGATCGGGAACGTATGGGTCAGGCTTCACAGCTTAACCTTAGGTTTGATCGTACCAGACGTCATTCTGTCAAGAATGACGTCTGACTTCTTTACAGACTTGACTCCAGCTATGAGTCCTTTGCTAGTCATAGACTCATTGTTATTCAAGAAGATGATCTCGTGATTCTTAAAGTACTTATCATACGCGACGCTCGCGTATGCGTCTACTATAGACTTATACTCAACCGGAGCTTTCTGAGATATCTTTTGTATCATACCAACGTTAATCTCAGTCTGACTGCTGCCAGGCCCATTGACCTTTCTACTGAGATTAGACAAGTTTGTCATGATGTCAGATATTGGAACCGTTCCACCAAGCTTGAAGTCATACGCATAGTTATCTGTAGAGATCTTAGCCGCCTTGACTTCGTAACTCTTTCCTCCGATCAGAACCACATCTTTCGCAGCGGAGGATCCTCCTCCAAGCGCAGCAGATCCGATCAAGAAGAACAGCATGACCTCACCCGGGCCGATTCCCTTAAGATTGTATCCGTAGAGTTTATTAAAGTTCGTCGAGCTGATCTGCTTAAGATCTCTGATCAGCTTGTTTATGACATTGACATTCAGATCTTTTGGAATAGCGGTAGTGTCAAACTTTGGAAAAAAGTTTAGAGCGAATAGATACTGAATCTCTCTCTTATACTTAAGATCAGAGTGCACGAAGTCAGCGGCAGTCACGTTGAAAGACGTGCTCTCCATAGCGCGCTTGATGAAACTTGTGTCTAAACCCTTGGGTATGGCCACTTGTGACTCCGGTCTCTCGCAGGCTCGGAGTATTTATACTACCGCTGGGAGAGGCCCCAGTTGAAGTACACATCGAGGCGGTCGGCGATGCCCTTTGGATTCGTGACGTTCCCGTGCCCGTCGTCTCTGAACAGCCACCTCGCCGTCGCGTCGTTCATGCGGTTCCCGCTCGAGTCGGTCAGTATGTAGAACCTAAGCTGGACGCCTACGTAGCACCAGTTCCACTTGAACCAGTTGATCTGATAGAAGTAGTCCTTGCAGGAGTCGACGTTGAGCAGTAGGTCCCGGCTCCTGCTGTTGCGAACGATCTGGCCAGTCCTCGGGTCCTTGAGCTCGTAGTAAAGTAGGCAGCTCGGTCCTAGGTTCTGACATATGTTGAACCGACCCACGTTGTTGAGTACGTCGCTGACGTAGTCGAGGAACACGTGCCCCCTGAGGATGTTTCCATTGCCGTCGATGACGGCGCCGCACGTGCTTCCCTGAGTCCTAGCGTCCCACGATGAGCAGTCGCGACCTCCCCAGTACCACCAGCGGTTGTCAGACTTTCGCGTCCACCAGTACTGGCCGTTGTCCCACACCGCTGCGTTGAGGACGACTTTGCCGTCGCCGTTGGTGCTCTGGTAGTACTGGTGCCCACCCTTGATGTCCTGCCAGTTGCCTATGTCCTCGTGCGGCCCCTCTAGGTCTCTCCTCATGTCGGACGGGACTCGCGGCCACTCGCTGCGCCGGCGCCAACTGTCCCACGTGTCAGAGTTGCGAACCTCGACCCAGTTCACGTTCCAGAACCAGTACGCGTTGTACTCAGTCTCATCCTCGTTGAAGCTCATCCCCGCGGAGCGCTTCATGTACTGCACCGGGAGCAGCTGTCGAACCATGAGCCGCTTGACTAGATAAGTGCTCAGGTTGAACCACTCGTTGTACTCTTTCTGAGGACCCTTGTGAGGAAGCTTCTCGTCGTGCTCGGCGATCTCGGACAAGCGAATCGTCTTTCCGTCCTGGTCCGTGTACGGCTTACTCCAGCTACCCTGTAGGTCCTGTATCCAGTCGCTGATCTGATCCTCTAGGTCGCTGAACCACTCGTCGACTGAGTTGTGCAGGTCGTTGATCGCCTGCTGATAGTCTGGGTTGTCCTGGTTCGTCTTCGTGATGTACTGTATGCCGCCGGACGCTAGGCGACATACTAGACCGGCGACGACGGCTCCGACTGTGCCCGCTGGGAACGCCAGCGCGACGCACTCGACCATCTTAGCCATGATCCACCCGATGCGCTCGATCGTAGGATCCTTGATGGTCCTAGCCTCGAGGTTGCTTCTTATCTCTCCGGACAGATCGTTGAGCGCGCGCTCGCGCAGGTCTGACAGAAGCTGGTTTATGACTAGAAGGTTCTCCTGCAGGACGTTGAGGCGAGGGTCCGCATACGTGAACCCTCCCTTTCCGTCGGGAGTCTTACTCCAGTCAGTCGGAGTGTATCCGACCAGCGCGCTGCCCCTGGGTCTCGGAGAGTTAGGCTTGGTCAAGTCATTAGCGCACGTCTTTGCCCAGCCAATTATCGAGCTTCCCATGGTTCACTCCAATCTATTACGAGACCGGAGTATTTATCACTCGTGGGATCGGTGCGACTCGATCCAGCCTGAGTGACGGATCGCCCACTCGACGGTCCTTGGCAGACCGAACAGTAGGTACACGCTCAGAGCAAACGCTGCGATCAGTTTAGTCAAGTCGCTAGTCACACCACCCTCCTCACATATGTCCGGCAACCGTCTTTGCAAAGACCCAGAAGGCAGCGCCGAGCGCCGCGCAGGCTGGTATAGTCACGAACCATGCTGCAACTATCGTCCTAGCCACTCCCCAGTCGACTCGCGGGTCCCTGTGCGCGCTACCGACTCCGAGTATGGCGCCGGTTATGGTGTGAGTCGTGCTCACTGGGACGCCAAGCGCGGAAGTCGTGAACAGCATCATGCTGCCGCCGAGCTCAGCCGCGACGCCTCCTCGAGGCGCTAGGTGAGTGAGCTTGTAGCCCAGGGTGTGGACTATGCGCCACCCGCCGGCTAGAGTCCCTAGACCCATGACCGCGAACGACGACAGCATGACCCAGTACGGTATATCGTCGGTGGGCGAAACTGCTCGAGACGCTACGAGTATCAAGAATATGATGCCGGCCGTCTTCTGAGCGTCGTTCGTGCCGTGGCCCAGGCTGTACGCGGCCGAGCTCGCGACTTGAGTCACTCGCAACCACTTCTCTGTCGTCTTGTTCTCTGGCACAGCCACCTTGAGTATCGTGTACAGTCCCGCGGCTAGGACGAATCCTAGGAGCGGACTGACCAAGATGAACCCTGCGATCTTGGCCACGCCGTCGCCCATCACTGCGGTCAGTCCGGAGTTGGCTACAGCCGCACCGACTAGACCACCGATTATGGCGTGAGAGCTCGATGTCGGCAGCGCTAGGTACCAAGTCAGCATGTTCCAGACTATAGCCGAGCACAGGCAAGCGAGCACGACGTACAAGTCGACCACCGACGGGTCGACCACGCCCTTTCCTATGGTCGCCGCAACTTTCCAGTCAAACACCCACATGGCTAGAAAGTTGCAGGCGGCTGCTAGGGCGACCGCGAAGCCTGGGCTTAGAGTCCCGGTAGCGACTACAGTCGCTATAGAGTTCGCTGCGTCATGAAAGCCGTTAGTGAAGTCGAACGCTAGAGCCACGAGGACTAGCGCGACTGCGGCCACCAGCATATGATTGGACACGGCTACTCCTTGGTGGAAGAGACTCGAACGAGCGACGAGTAGACGCCCGCCCAGTAGTTCACTCCCCAAGAGCAGCCGGCTTCCTGGCACCGAGCGTACGCGTCTGATACTGCGTCGATTCGTCGGTTCCAGATACTCTCGACGATCTCCTTGACCTCTTGCATCGCGACTTCCTCACTCACTTCGGTTGACCCACTTCTTATAGAGAACTTGCTCCATCTTCCTGGCCTCGACCTCCCAGGGCCACTTCATGTAGACTCTGTTACTCACCTTGTCCGGATACGCGTACATGCGACGCTTCCACCTGATCTTGTCTAAGCGGCACGTGTCGAAGAGCTCTCCGCGAGCGTACTGCTTGACGTGCGTGAGCTCGTGCGCTAGGATCTTAAACTGCGTCTGTCTCGGCATCTCGGTGTCCAACCGTACGGTGAACTCCCTCGGGCGGAGGTTGTCGTCCTCCCAGGTGCAGTCACCCTTGCACCCGTCCTTAGCTTTTAGCCCAGGCACTAGCCTAACGTTGACCTCGAGTCTGGAAGTCAGCCTCTTTCCGGCCAGCTCGTTGAGCATCCACTCGACCGCGCACGCGTACTCCCACTTCTTGACGCCGCTGTTGCCAGCGCTGCCAGTCACGCTTACGTACGCCATGCTAGCCTCCCTAGTATCTGCTCCAGACCTTAGGTTTACGAACCTCAGGCTGGCGAGCGTTGTCCCTCAGGGAGTAGTCCACCTCCTCGCGGTCCCAGCTGCTCTCTCGCCTGTCCTCTCGTCGCCGGCGATGCATCTCTCGCTTCTCGTCGGCGTCGTACTCGTCGCTCCAGTCGCGGTTCTTCTTCCAGCTCTTACTCATGACACCTTTAATCCAGTGAAGTCCTTTCTGCCCATTCGCTTAGTCGCCCACTTCATAGAGTCGTCCTCTCGCTGCCTCTTACCGAACCCAGTCTTATCCATGACTGGGCCGTCGGAGACGCCGGCCTGAGCCGACTCCTCCACGTTGTAGAGTCGCATCTTGGACCGGTCGACGCCGACCATGAACTTTCGGTTGACCGTCGGGTCTCCGTACCGGTTCTTAAGCTGCTTGACCATGAGCTGGCCGAGCTCCTCGAGGTCCTCGCTCGAGACGAGGGCGATCATGAAGTCGGCAGTGGCCGGCAGGCCGAAGGACTCGGAAGTGTCCGTCAGGTCGGGGTCGCTGTTCGCGTATCCTGACCGAGTGGTCTGAGTCGCTGAGATTATAGGAATGTTGAACTCCACGGCTAGGCCGCGGACTTCCTCAGCGATGGCCTTGACGTACTGGTACGTGTTCACGTTGGAGCCCGGCTTGATCCTGGACGACATGCATATATTTAGGTAATCCAGGTAGACGACGTCTGGACGAAAAGACCGCTTCAGGTGCAGCTCGTTCAGCAGGTGCCGAAAGTGACCGACGTGAGCTCCGGCAGTCGGGTACTCCTTGATGATGAGCTTTCCGACCGTCTTCTCTCGGAGTCGAGCCACTCTCTTGTCGTAGGACTCGCGCGATAGGGTCCTGAGGTCGGCGATCGGCACGTCGAGGAGGTTCGAGTCGATCCTCTCGGCGATCTTCTCCTCGGCCATCTCCATCGTCACGTACAAGACGTTCTTGCCGTCGGTCATGTTGCTCGAGGCCATGTGGCACATCGCTAGAGTCTTACCGACTCCGGTGCCCGCGAGGATCATGTTGAGAGTCTTCCTAGGCAGGCCGCCGCCGGTCACGGAGTTTAGATAGTCGATGTCGAACGGGAGCCGCTCCTCGACTCGGTGATAGTACTCGAAGCGGTTGGAGGAGTCCTCGATGAAGTCGTGACCGACGTGAGCGTCGAACGACACCGACAGCGCGTCCTGCAGGACCTTCGGAATGCTACCCTTGTCGAGCGTCTTAGACTTACCGTCGATGATGGAGATGGACTCCATGATCGCGTTGTAGATCGCTCGCTCCTGGCAGAACTTCTCGGTCTCGTCGGTCAGCCACGCGACGTCGGTCTCGCCGGCCTCTCTGAGAGACTCGACGATCTCGCCCGACCTCTTGAAGTCAGACTCGCTGAGCCCCCTCTGGTCGGAGACCATGACTGCCAGAGCGTCGGCTGTCGGCCGAGCGTTGTACTTCTGAACGAAGTCAGATATGACTCCGTAGACGTTACGCTCGGCCGAGTCCGAGAAGTACTCAGGCTTGACGAACGGCAGTGCTTTTCTAAGATAAGCCTCGTCGTGAAGGAGGCTGCGAAGGATGACGCTCTCTATACGCATGTTACCATAGTATCACACTACCGCACTCGTGTCAACTGAGATCACTCGCCGCTCTTAGAGTTCCTACACGCCACGCACTCGATTATGTCAAAGAGGATGGCCGCGATGGTCTCGTCGGTCGCCTCCTTGTCAAAGACCGCGTCGTAGCTCTCGTCCATGGGAGGAGTCGTTACTTCGTAGCTAAACTTAACGGGGACCTCGTCGCTCTCAGAGTCAACGCTCCCGACTCTCAGAGTGTTGAAGTTGAACACCATCCCGGAGAGCGGACCCTCCTCGATGCGTATGCGAACGCACTCGCTCTCTTCGGGAAGAGCCGCGTACGCCGGCGGCTTACTTAGACTCGCTACCGATCTCATCGCCGTCCTCCGCGTCCTCGTCTTCCTTAGTCCCATAGAGAAACTCTGTCTTGGCCGCTGCGTCGATGGCGTCGAGGACCTCCTTAGTGAAGTACTTCTCTGGGTCCTCCATGATCGACTTTCCAAAGACCTTGGATCCGTCGGCCATCTCGTACCGAGTGCCTGACTTACGGATCAAGTCGTGCTTCTCTGCCAGCTCGAGGAGTCCGTAGTGTCGGTCGAGGCCTCGGTCGTACGTCAGGCGGACGTCGACCATCTTATTCTCCTTGGTGAGTCGACTCTTCTCCATCTTGCAGTGGATGATGTTGCCGACTACCTCGGTGCCCTCTCGATCCTTCTTCTTAGAGAGGAAAACGATCTGAGACGCTGCGTACCTCAGGCCGGAGCCGCCGCCCATGACCTTCATCGGGACGTAGCTGCCGATGAGCTCGCCGACGTGGTTGGTCACGAGCATCGGGCACTTAGCCTTAGCCAGCTTCAGAGACAGTGCCCTGAACGCACCGCGGATGAGCTGCGCTCGAGTCATGTCTCTAGCGTCCTTGCCCTCGGAGATGTCGTTGACCTCCTTGTCGGTCGACAGCTGGCCGAGGCTGTCGAGGACCAGCATCATCGGTGGGCGGTCCTTGTTCTCCATGTATCGGTCAAGAGTGCGCATAGCGTGGGTTCGGAAACCCTGCACCGTCGACTGCTCGGAGACGATGACTCGAGAGACGTCGACACCGCGGTCGACCATCATCTTCTTGGTGACCGCGGCCTCGGTGTCGTAGTAGATGATGCCTGCGTCCGGATTGTCCATGAGGAACTGTCGCATCACGCCGAGGACGAAGAAAGTCTTACCCGTGGCAGACTCGCCCGCGAAGGCCGTGATCTTGTTGTTCGGGATGCCGCCGTAGATGGTCCCGCTCAGTGCAGCGTTCAGGATGTACGAGCCGGTGTCGATCCACCCAGTGAACTCGCTCGAGTGAAGGCCGTCCTCGGCCAAGTGAGTGTCCGGGTCCGCAAGCTCGCGAACCATCTCTCGAAAGAAGTTAGCCATGTAGCCTCCATTGCCAAGGGTGAGTCAATAATCTAACACAAGACGAGACGGATGTCAACGCCTTCTCTTACGCGGCCTGTACTCAGGGTAGTCCGGGACGTACACGCTCGACGATCCGTCAGGCTTACCAGCAGAGTCGAGCTTCACCGCAGAAGTTATGGATCCCGTGGGTAGGTCGACCGACGTCTTTCGATAGCTGGCGGCCATGATGAGGAGTATCGCGAGTGGGTCGAACGCGAACACGAGTAGTACTATGACCATTCGTATGGCCCTGTCCATGTACTCCTGGCTAGACTCGCCGTACACGAGCTCCGAGACGTATCGAACCGGACCAGCCTCGGCCTCTGCCCGTCTTATGAGAGTGGCGACGCTCGCGCGCTCGGTCCTCAGCGCAGCCGAAGCGTCCTGAGCGCGCCTGACCTCGGTCCTGAGCGCCTCGCGGTCTCTAGCTTGCTGCTGCCTGAGCTGCACCGACTTGGACACTTGGTCGAGTTCTATGAGCTTCTCGACCGCAGAGTCCAGCTGCTTAAGCTGCCTGACCGCCGCAGCCTCTGCAGTCACTTGAGTCGCTATCTCTGAGTCTATGTACGCGACTCTAGCTCGATAGTCTCCGGTCTCGACGGACCCAGACACGTGCGCGCTGGATAGGTACCCAAATATGCCGACGCTAGTGACGACCATCAGGACGACGACGGCCGCTGAGAAGTACGCGCGCATCGCTTGAGGCACGTCTCTCCAGTTCCTATAGAGCCAGGACGCAGTGACGACCTTGCCGGTCTCGAGGACGGTGCCCATGACTAGGACGGGCCAGAACGCTCCTGAGAACATCGTGGTCAAGCCTAGGATCGAGTACCAGGCAGCCACGGCCGATATGACGACTCCGACCGCACCAGCGGCGATAGAGTCTAGCTTCTGCAAGTCAGCCTCGAGTTATGGATATGACTGCGTCGAGTTGTCTCTGAAGAGTCTCTCGCCTGTTCGGCCAGTGGATCCACTCTTTGTCAGCCGTCTTCAAGAGGTTGTTCAGAAGAGGCACGATGATGGCCTCGAGCTTCTTGATCTTCTCGCCGTACTCTGTGGACTCGACGAGAGCCGTGCCTTTCGCTCCAACGTCTTGCACCGCGATCCCAATGTTGTCCAGCTTGGACTCGATCCTATCGAGGATCGACTCGAGTACGTCTGCTGGAAGCTGTGGCGCAGCGGGCTCGGCTGCCTGGGACTTCTTGAGCAGCATGTCGCTCTCGTCCACTGCAGTGAAGCCGTAGTCGTAGCCCAGGTACTCTGGAGGAACGTTGGTCATGTCGTATTTATACCTTACGTGAAGAAGTCTTCTAGAGACGCTCGATCCTCGATCGACCATCCGACGGCTTCGACGATCGCCTCGAGCGGGTCTAGGAACGCTTTCTGAAACTGCGTGTCGTAGTCGATCGAGCCGGCCATGTCGAACTCTCGCGGGAGGACGGTGATCGCTGCGATGACGTTGTGGTCGCCAGTCTTAACGTAGCAGAACTTGATCTTCTCGCCCGGCTTAATGAGCTCATACTTCTTGTCGAGCTTCATCGCGCGCAGCTTCTTATTGTACACGAGCGCCGCCCTGACGTGGATTGGGATCGAGCCTGAGCCAAGAGTGTAGTCGCTCAGGGACTGCACGCTTCTTGGGAAAGCGACGTCCTCGAACGGCATAGCCTTGAACCGCTCGCGGAAGTCAGACACGTATGATCGAAGAGTCTTCTGATCAGACGTGATCATGATCTTAAGCGCGTCCCTGATGGCCTCTCGGCACGCGGCCGGAGTCGACGACTTCACGGCCTCGATGCCCATGACCTTCAGCTTAGGACTCGAGTACCGCACGCCCTCGCTGTCGTGCACGTTGAGGATGTACCGCTTCTTAGCCGTCCATATTCCTCTGTCAGCGATCGACTCGCGCTTCATCTGCATCTTCTGAGAGAAGCAGTTCATTCTCACAGCGAGCCGCTCGTATATCCGATCGATCTCCGGCTGGATGACCTCGCTCGAGACTCTGTCGAGGAAGCCGACAGCCTTGTCGGCCGAGACGCCGACGCGGTCCACGAGCGCGCCCATGCGAATGTAGATGCTGTCGGTGTCGGACGCGATGATGTAGTCCACGCCGTCTGTGCCGATCATCTTGTTGAGCTTAGCGTTGAGCTCGCGCTCGACCCAGCGGATCGCGAGCTGGCCACCCGTGGTGATGGCGACTGCGTTGCTCAGGTTGAAGAACCGAAAGTACTGGTTGCCAAGAGCGCCGTAAGCGGAGTTCAGCAAGACCTTCTTGGCCATCTGAACGTTCTTGTATCGAGAGACTTCCTTGACCAGAGTCTTCTTAGTCGCAGGGTCTCGCTCGGCCTCGAGCTTCTTCTGAGCCTCGATCATCAGGCTCTTGTAGCGCACGCGGTCGTCGTACATTCGCTGCATGATCTCGGGAAGAAATCCCTGCCGCTCGTTGCTGTACAAGCACCCGTTAGGAGCTAGACTGTACCCCTCGGTCACAGGCGGCTCGTTCTCGAGCAGCCAGTCGATGGACTCTACGTTTACGACCTCGCTCGACAGAGTCTCCGGAGAGATGTTGTACTGCATGATGAGGTGGGGGTACAGGCTGTTCAAGTCGAAGGACATGACCCAGTCGTGCATACCTTTCTGTGGGTCCTTGACGTACGCGCCGACGTAGCTCTCGGTCTTCTGACTCGAGACGTTTGTCGGTACGGCGACTCGCCGCTTCCACAGGTGGTTGTGAATGATCACGTCCCACACTCGAGCCGGCATGAATACGTCGCTGTAGTTGACCTTAGCGTCGTACGCGAGCGCGAGGACCATCTCGATCAGCTTAAGCTTGTCCTCGAGTCGGTCGACGATGTCGACGTCGTGGAGGTTGTACTCGATGAACTTCTGATAGTCCCTGAGGTATAAGTTGTGCAGGGTCTCGTACTCGGAGTAGTCGATCTTCTTATCACCGAGCTCGACGTGAGCGATGTAACCGAGGCGGTAGGACTCCTGCTGAACGAACATGAACTTCTTATAGAGAGCGAGGTAGTCGATGACCTCGACGCCGACGATCTCGAACGCTCGGTAGGATGACTTACCGAAGTTGGATCGGTCAGAGTTGTTCTTGACTATGCCCCACGGAGAGAGCAGCTTGAGGTAGTCATCTCGCCGACGCTCTCCGAGCATCAGGAGCCGGCGCGCGACGTACGGTATGTCGAACTTGTCGATGTTCCACCCGGTGACGATGTCTGGGTGCTTACTCGCCCACTGGTGAACGAATCGCATGAGGATCTCGTCCTCGTTAGCGCACCGAGTGTACTCCACGTCTCGCCTATCCGTAGAGAATTCTCCCGTGCCGAACACGTAGCTCATGCCAGCCACGCGCAGAGTGATCGCGATGATCGGGTGCTTAGCGTCCTCTGGGTCTGGGAAGCCGTCGTTAGACGCGACCTCGATGTCGATGTTCGCCACGCGAATCTTATCGACGTCGTACTCTATGTCGCCCGGGTACCGCTCGTTGATGTACGTGTACGCGTACCGGTTCAGACCGTGAAGCTTAAAGTTACTGACCTCGGAGTATGTGCGAGTGTACTCTCGAGCGTCTCGCATGCCTGAGAACTCAATCTCATCAAGCCTAGTCCCGGTGTGGCTCCGCCACTCTCCGTCCTTGCTTGGGACAAACATCCTAGGCTTGTACGTGTCTCTGCGCTGAAAGCGCAGACCGTTCTCAAACCCGCGGACTAAGATCGCGTCTCCGCGCTCGACGACGCTCGTGTAGTAGCTCATAGTGTAACTCTATCATATCAAGAGCGAGATGTCAACTGATAGTTACCTGCGGCGCGGAGAGTTGTCCGCATCCTCCTCGTCGGTGTCCCTCGCGGGAGTCATCGGCCTAGCGGACGGAGTCAGTGGTCGACTCGCTCCCATCGGGCTCGATCCGAATCCCGGAGAAGAGCCGCCTACTCCAGCCATCTTCTCCTGCCCTCGGCTCCATGCCGCGACGCCGAGCACAGCACCCATGGCTAGGTGGTAGAGACCGGCTCCTTGCAGAGTCAGAGGCTCCCACTGCTTAACCGGCAGCTTGAGGAGGGCCTGCAGGATGGCCCACGCTATCGGAGCGACGATGAAGTCGAACGCGCACGTGGCCATGTACAGCCAGCCCATGACTGGCCGCCACTTGGCATTGATCCAAGACTCTTCCTTCTTCTCAGCCATTCAGAACGCTCAGGGCATGCTCGAAGTTGTGCTTACGCTCCTCGAGGCCGATCGTGCCGCCATTGATGATCTTAGTCATCTTGAGGACGTCGTGCCTGTCAGCGACCTCGTTGAGGCCGTGAGACTTCCAGAACCACGCTGCGGACCGAGCCGCGCCCTCGTGAGTCTCTAGGTACGTTGGGTCAGACAAGAGGTCGACTCCAAGCCCCTCTCCGCACCTTCGGTAGTTGTCCCGGCCCGTCAGCTGGATCAGTCCGCGACCGCGGAACGCCCAGCCGTCTCCAGACTCCTCTGGACCGTTGCCCATGCGGTTGGCATAGACTCGGTTAGCGATCGCCTCGGGCTTGCGCCCGTACGCCTCGGCGTTCGACGCGTTGAAGTACTTCGGGAAAGTCTTGGCCAGGCCCTGGGCGCTGTAGTTTAAGTTTTCCTTGACGTACTTCAGGTTGCCGCTCTCGTGTCCGCACTGGGCTATGAACCCGGCGGCGCGTGCAGCGTTGCTGATGTCGAACTCTTCCATGGCAGCCGCAATCGCAGGAGCAAAGTTATAGACTGCCTCGTCTGTTGCTAGAGGGAGGCACTCTCTAAGCTGCTGCTCTGTGATCACGGCTGGCTCCTCCTAGGTGACTGTCACCTATTTATAGAGAAGACTCACTGCCACCGAAGTCGCTCGATGCTCCTGAAAGCGTCCATCCTCACTGAGTACGGTACGTGAGCGTCTCTGAAGACAGAGACGAGGCGACTGACTCGCGACGGAGTCAGAGATTCTAGAATAGCCCTAAGCACAAGATCCTCCTGATTGGAAGGAGGGGGCAGGCGCCCCCTCCAGTTAGTCAAACACCGCGGCTGGCTACTCGTTGAGCAGCTGCTTACCGGTCACTTCGCCGGGCTCGGTCACGTCGACCTTGCGGGGCTTCTTGTGGTCCGGAATGATGTTCTCGAGCCAGACTCGAAGCATGCCGTTGATGAGCTCCGCGTTGCGGATCTCGATGGTGTCGGCCACGTTGAACGTGCGCTTGAAGGCTCGGTCCGCGATGCCCTTGAACAGGTACATCTGGTTCTCAGGCTGAGACTTAGTCTCTCCCTTGATGGTGAGAGTCCCGTCCTCGATCACGACGTCGATGTCGGTCTTACCGAAGCCAGCGACCGCGAGCTCGATGCAGTACCGGTTATCATCGACCTTCTTAATGTTGTAGGGCGGGTAGGTGGGGATCGCCTTCTTCATGTCACCGCTGAAGCGGCTGAGGCGGTCAAAGACTTCGTCGAACCCGACGAAGGACTGGTCGAACATCTTACGAAGAGTGCTGTCGTACATTGCTGCTTTCCTCCTGTTTTCAGCAAGGGTCAGGTAGGCGCCCCCGGAGGCGACGCCTACTCTATATATAATTCACGACGGCCCATATGTCAACGACTACTTGATCGTCGACTGCAGGAACCACTGCCACTTCTTGTGCGCTGCCTGGCGGTCGGCGAGGAAGTTCGACAGACCGTGCTCGCCCTCGGACTCAGCGGCGTCGTACGCGTCGCGGATCGTCTCGAGGACCTTCGAGTTGTCAGCCAGCAGCTGCTGCATCATGTCTCTAGCCGCTGGGACTGACGTAGTGTCCTGGACTCGAGAGAGCTCGATGAATCGGTTGAGCGAGCCTGGCGCGTACTGACCAAGCGTGCGAATGAACTCTGCCGCGGGATCGACTGCACCGTACACGTCGGTGTAGATCTCCTCGAGGAGCTTGTGATACTGCGGAAAGTTCTCGCCCTCGATGTTCCAGTGAAAGTAGTGCGTCTTGAGGTAGAACGCGAACGAAGTCGCGAAGTACGTCCTCATGGCGTCGACTGCTGACATCAGTACTCTCCTCGCTTCTTTCCGATCTGATACTTAGATTCTAGGATCCAGTCGTCCTTCTCTCGGTGAGTCAGTATCTTGATCTGTGACACTGGGACCGTAGGACTCTTAGACCGGTCGTCGACTAGGTCGACCAGGCCCCACTCACCCAGTAGGTTAGTTATCGTATTCCTGCGGCCGATGTCGTCTTCGCTGAAGTCCGTCGGCTTACCGTCGAGAGCGAACAGCTCCTTGAAGTGAACGATGAAGTACCGACCGCGCTTGTGAAGTATGTGACAGGACTGGTAGAGCTTACGGTCCTTCTTGGACGCTACGCCGATGCGAGTGAGAGTCTCGCGGACTTTTAGAAAGTCCTCGGGAGACTTAAGCCTCACCTCCACCATCGAGTCGACGATCCCTGCCGTCACGGCCACCCCTCTCTAGAGTCGCTCGCATGGAGTCGAGCTGCTCGGAAGTTAGCAGCCTCAGGGCTTCCGTGGCTCGAGCGCGGTTGTAGCCGTGGTACTCCATGACTATACCTACGTCGTCTTCGACCACGGGCTTGGCCCACTTAGCGAACCGCTTCCGCTTTCTTAGAGTATTTATAAGAAAGTCGACCGCGAGAAGCCCGCTCAGGTCTCGGTGGAAGTTCATCTCGTTCGCGTAGTGTATGGCGTCGATGTGGTACGAGAGCGCCCGGTTCACTATGAACGGGTTGTACTCGCGCTCTGCGGCCGCCGGGTCCTCGGCCTCGCGGATCAGGTTCCTCTTAGTGAACCCGACGGAGTCTACGAACTCGAATGGGTTGATACTCACTCGAACTCGCAGTCGGCCATGATCGACGTCAGGCAGGCGGCCAGGTTGACCTCCTGGTCGGCGACGAACGCGGCCTTGTACTGGTAGTCAGCGACGATGAGGACCAGGCTCGGTACCGACTGAGGCTTGAGGAACTCGCTCGCTGAGTCGTAGAGCTTACGGTAGATCGTCGTGGTGTCGATCGTCGAGTTCTGACCGACCCACCGGCGCATGCCGACGAAGTCCTTAGCTCGAAGAAGCTTGACTAGGTCAGTCAGGTCCTCGCTCTTGACCTGCGCCAGCATGCCGGCGTCGATCTTACCGTGGATCGAGTACCGCTGCAGCTCGTTGATGACTCGCCGCCAGTCTGGAAAGTGCTTCGATATGAGGGCGGCGAGTACCTTGGGGTCGACCTCTCCGACTCCCTCGGCCTCTAGGATCTGCTGAGCGCGCTTCATGAACTTAGACGCTAGAGCCGCCTTCTGCTCTCGCGGGATCACAAAGTCGACGACGCTGCACCGAGACTGAAGAGGCTGGATGATCCTAGCCTTGAAGTTGCACGTCATGACGAAGCCGCAGTTGTTCGCATACTCCTCCATGAAGTTTCTCAGAGCTGGCTGAGTCGAGTTTGGGTTCAGATAATCAGCCTCGTCGAGGATGACGTACTTCCTCCCGCTCGTGAACGACACCGTGCTGGCGAACGCTTGGATGTCGACGCGAAGAGTGTCGATGTTTCCTCGCAGAGACCCGTTGATGACGATGTAGTCTGCACCGAGCTCCTCCAGCATGGCTCGAGCGACGGTAGTCTTACCTACGCCGGATGAGCCAGACAGGAGCATGTTCGGGACGCTACCCGAGTCGACGAACTTCTGAAAGGCGTCGCGAAGCTCTTGGGGAAGAACGCAGTCAGCGATCTTCCTCGGGCGATACTTCTCGACCCAGAGGTACTCTTGCTTAGTCAAGTCACTCTCCGTACTTGGACGACGACTCCGTGGGGATCCAGTACTGAAGCCTGCTCGACTTGAGGTGCGTCAGACCCTTCGACGATACGTTGAGCGTGTAGTCGCCCGGCATCACTCGCAGGAGGTTCTCGACCTTGTAGATCATCGTGAACCTAGCCGAGACGGGGCCGTGAGAGATCGGCTGCAGGAACTGGTTGGACGACTTGTTCTTCGCGTCGCCGGCCACGAGAGACACGTCGTCGCCGTCGCTGACGATAGCGACTTCCGGCATCGACAGGACGCCGGCCGCCTTGATGACCGCAGCGAGCTGGGCCTGAGTGACTTCGGCCGTTAGGTCCTGAGACGGGAGCTTGATGTCCTTGCTGGGAGGAGCCGCGATGTTCTCGGGAGACGCGTACGTGTACCGCAGGCTCACGCCGTTGGCGCCAGAGATCGTCAGGCTTCGGTCACCGAACTCGATGTCCGGGTCTTGGAACAGACCGATCGCCGACAGGAGCTGCGGTAGGTCGTAGATGGCGAAGTCAACTGGGAACTCGTCCTCGACGGTCGCCTGGGCCATGATGGTCTTCTGGGCAGAGATCGTTCGAAGCACAGACCCCTTCTTCACGAGGATCTGACTGTTGATCCCCGAGAAGTTCTTTAGGACGTCGATCGTCCCCTTTGAAAGCTTCACGCCGCTCATGATGATAGGATCTCCCTAGTTTGTCACGCCATACTGATAATGTACCACTCACTGGGCGAATTGTCAACGACCACTCGCCAGCTTCTTAGCCTTACCGATAGACGCTGGGTCTGCGGTGGCCGACGCGCCGATCTGAGCTAGGTCGATGAGGCTGCCTCCGAACATGTAAGTTCCGAAGTGCTGCAACTTCATCCAGGGGCAGAGCCACACCTTCATACCCGCGGCGCGGGCTTTCTGACAGAACCAGTAGTCCTCGGAGAGGTAACGCTCGCTCGAGTCGTGAATCTTTCTCTGAGCGTCCTCGTACATCTTCTTGACCTCGGTGACGTCGACCTGCTCGCCGTCGATGAGGCGCTTGATCACGGCCTCGTAGACGGTGACTGGACTGTACCGGTCGATCTCAGCCTGGAAGAACTGTCCGATCTTCCTCGAGCCGTCGAAGTGCTCGGTGCGAACGTGGTCGGGCCTGTAGTTTATCTCTGGGTACGCCTCGGAGAAGCGCTCGAGCGTCCGACGCGGGATCATCATGAAGCCGGTGCCGCCCTCGAGTACTTCGACTGGCTCATCGAGACGCAGAGTCTCTGACCCGGACGTTGGGTTGAAGACGTAGTCGCCGACGTAGTTCTCGAGGACGTTCGCGTCCTTGTCGGCGAATCCCTTGTCCACGGCCCGCTTGATCTTCTCCCAGGAGATGCACTTCTTTGGGTACGGGCCGCACACGATGTCCATCTCAGAGGACGAGTCGGCGATGATGGAGAGCGCGATGACGTCGCTCGGGTCGAAGCCGATGTCGGCGTCGACGAACATTAGGTGAGTGTACTTCTTGTTGCGAAGGAACTCGTCCACGAGGTAGTTTCGAGCTCGCGGGATCAGACTCTCGTTGAATAGGTAGAAGAAGTCGATCTCGACTCCGTAGTGCATGCCCACTGCCTTGAGGTCGGAGCAGGACTTAGCGTAGTGACCGGCGCACATCCCACCGTACATGGGAGTGCACACTAGGATCTTTCTGCTTCGAAGAACTTCAGGCGACACGTTGAGTTCTAGAGTCACTCACTCCTCCATAGCGATAGGTTGGTCCAGGAGTATTTATGCCTCAGTCCCACAGGGCGGAGAAGTACTTACCGAAAAGTCTGTAACCGTTCTCTGCGCGGTCCTCGTTAGCTCTCCAGTTATCAGAATAGTCTCTGGCCTCGGGGACCTCGCCGACCTTGAATGCCATGGCCCAGATCATCTCGCCGATGACCCAGTCCCACCTATTGTGAGTGTTCGAGTCGGTATGATCGTCTTCTATCATGACGGAGGAAGACGACCTCAGGTTCTCTGGAACATCACTGTCGTCGACGTGCGGCGACCCATGCTTTACTTCGCGAAGCTTCCTGAGAAGTGGGAGAGCTATCGTTGCGATAGTCGTGTCTACGTTCCACACGTCGTACCCATCGATGCGGACTCGCGCGACTCTCGCACCCCTCTTCTCACATACCCAGTTGCAGATCTTCTCGACGAGCGGGTATGAACCGAGCGCTTCGCCAATCTGATCGCACCTCTCGCTCGAGACTCCTACGTACCGAAGCAGGTCAGCGATCTGGTACGGGCCCCAGTATCTCTTGTAAGGACCAAGGTACACTCTCATAGGACACCTCGAGGAAAAAGATGGGACGGGCTCGGAGCCCGTCCCAAGTCTGCATGGAGAACACTGGTAGTAGGAAGGACTACCAACGCCTAGGCGGCGCGACCGAGCTCCTCGCGCAGCGCGCGATAGCCCGCCGCGATCACCTTGCGCGACGGAGTACCGATGCGGTACGCAGTGAACTCGTTGCCGCGCTCGGAGACCTTGCGGTTCGCGTAGACGGCGTAGCCCTTGCCGCGAAGGTAGGACGCGGTGGCCGACAGGTTCTCGATGCCGAAGCGGCGGCGAGCCTGAGCCTCCGTGATGTCGCTACCACCCTTGAGGAAGTTCAAGAGGCGGGTAGTCTTGAAGTTAGTCATGATGTACTCCTTCAAAGTTAACGATGACCCGGCTCCTCACTGAGCCGGATCTGCCGACACCGGACCAGCCTGGTCTGGCACCGGACTTCCCTGAGTCTCGCGCTTGACGCGAGCCCAGAGCTCCGTGAGAGTGCTCCTCGTCTCCTCGTCGAACCGGTTCACGCAGAGCTCGATGGCCCTGTCGATCTTACCGACCAGACGATAGGTGTTGACGATGTGCACTAGGCGGCGCGTCGAGATAGTCTCGTCGATGCCGTCCTCCTCGAAAGTCTTACGAATGATGGTCGCCCACTTGACCAGGTCGTCGACGACCGCAGTCTCGGCCACAGAGCAGCCGCTCGACCCACAGAGGCGACCGCTCAGGATGCGCTTCTCGATGGACTCGTTCGGAAACTCGTGGGGGATCGTCACCGGGAACCGCTCGAGCAGAGCGTCGTCGAGGATGGTCGCTGCGCTGTAGCGACCGTCAGACCCACCACGGCCGAGGGTGTTGGCGGTGACGAAGACGTTGAAGCCGGGCCGCGGGTAGACTACCTCGCCGGTCTTCTTGATGTAGTACGGCTTACCCTCCAGGATGCCCTGGATGCACATGATCTTAGTGGGATCGGCTCGGTCAGCCTCGTCGATGAGCAGGATCGAACCGAGCTCCATGGCTCGGATCACCGGACCCTTCACGAACTTAGTCTCACCGTTGATGAGGCGGAATCCACCGATGAGGTCGTCCTCGTCGGTCTCGCGAGACATCTGGACTCGAGTCATCGCTCGGCCGAGGCGGGCGCAGGACTGCTCGATCATGAGAGTCTTACCGCACCCAGACATACCCGAGACGTAGACCGGGAAGAACTCCGTGGACCGCACGATCGCGGTCACCGTACTGAAGTCTCCGAACGGGACGAAGAAGTCGTCGGCCGTAGGAACCTCCGCGTAAGTGTGCGACGTCTGCGCGTTTGGATCAAACTTTGTCGCAGCTTCCGGAGCCGGCTCAACCGGTACCGGCGGCGGTGCCGGACGCTTGGGAAGAGACACGACGCGAGCCGACGCGACTCGAGTCGCGCTCAGCTGAGCCGGGATCGAGAACACGCCGTTTCCGAGTCGGTTCTTCCAGATGAAGGATGGGACGGCGGGTAGACCGAGCTCGTGCACGACCGCCTTGATCTGCTTAGTGTCCGCGGTGCCACTCGGAAACCGCTCGTGCATAGCCTTGAGGAACGCTTCTTTCTGATCGCCAGTGAGCATAGCTCTCTCCATGTTATAGTCAGATTATATCACGCGGCCGACTTAATGTCAACCGATTCTTTCGCAGGACGCGAGACTCTCTTAACGAAGTCTTCGAGGATGACGCGAGACGACAGCCGCTTTGTGTTAGCCGCGATGAAGCGGCGAGTCAGCTCGCGGTCCGTTATAGTCTTATCTGCGATCTGTTCGCCGATGTCGGTGCCGGCTCGCATGTTGGACCGAAGGATCATGTACTGAGAGTCGTAGCCTTCTGCACCTGGAATTGAGATCGAGCCGTCTCGCTTCAAGCGACGCTTCTGTTCTTGAGTTAGATACCTGAGGGAGCCAGCGTCGTTGGTTATGTGAAAGTTAACGACGGTGACTCCGAGCGCGGCTCGAAGAGACTGCACTAGAGCCGCTGTCTGAGCGCTGAACTGGACCGGAGCGCCGCCCGGTGCGATCGGCTGCCTAGTCTCGCTGTCGATGTACGTCGCGTACGGCGATTGATCGCTAGACCCGTCAGTCAGGAACGCGACGCTCACCTGCTGAACTCCGCTCTGAGTCTTGAAGTCTCGAACGACCTGACGCGCTAGGACGATCGTGCTGTTGAGCGGAGTGTACCCGAGGCTGTACACGGGCGAGCGGTTGCCTCGCATGAGGTTGCCGGCGACCGCAGCGTACTCGGACTGAGACATATCGTCTCTGAACATCTCGAGGAGGTCCGTGTGCTCGTCGATGAACTCCACGCTCTTGAACTCCTCGCCCATGAGCTGCTTAGTCGTTTGCAACCTATCTTTGACACCATCAATGAAGCCGTCCGCGTCGCCCTTGTTGCGTTGAGTGAATGAGAAGACTCTGTGCTTGATGCCGGCGCGGCGGCAGAACGAGACTAGGAGTACCACCTGCTCGATCGTATCCTTAAGGACACTCGACATAGAACCTGAGAAGTCTACAAACATCACTATGCCGTGAGACTTACCACTCTGAACCACAGTCGAGCGACGGAAGACGTCCTCGCTGATCTTATAGCGGTGGAGCGCGGTCGGATTGATCGTGCCAGTCTTATCCTCCCTGGCTCGCATGTACTCGTCCGCAGCCTTCTTAGCCTCGTACTCCTTCAGGAGGTACGAGATCGTGCTCCTATTCTTAGTGTTGAACTCGCGCATCAGGTCGGCCGCCTGCTCCTTCGAGAAGACGTACGCGAAAGGATGGGGATTGCACTGACCGGGCTTAGGCAACAAACGATTCTTATACGCTCCGTATGCCTCGTCGTCGCAGTTACTCAAGAGGTACTCGAGGTGGCGCTTGAGAGGAGTGACGTAGTGGCGGTAGTCGAATGACCGATAGTCGATCCTAATCTTTGGACACGTGTAGGAGGACCTATAGCTAAGGTCCTTCTGCATGCGAGAGTCGATGCTACGCTGAGTGAAGTCCTCGAGCATCTCTCCGAACTCTTGGTCGCTGAGCGACTCGCTATCGGCCTGGCCAACGTCGGTCTCACCGGTCTGCGACTCGCTAGACTCTTCGGTCTCATCGCCCTCGCTGTCGCTGCTCGGCGACTCTGTCTGACTGTCGCTGCTCGGCGACTCTGTCTGACTCGCTTTGCCGCCACGCTGCGACTGAGAGAAGTCCAGGGCGATCTCACGACGCTTTGCGGCTCGAGCGTCGCTGAACTCCAGGACGTCTTTGGCCAGAGTCACGGCGTCGCTCCACTCCAGGACGGAGTCCAAGCGGTCGACGAACTGAGTCTCGTCGCGACTGAACGGGACGGTCACGTGGCCGCGAAGCTTGGCGTGCAGGTTCATGCGGTCGACGAGACTGAGCTTACTCAGGCTCTTAGACTTCAAGAAACTTGCGATGCCGAACGAGTCGAGCTCGTGGAGCCTCTTGTAACCCGCGCTCAGGTCGCGCCTGACTCCAGGATACTTCCTCTTAATGAGTCGCTCGACGCGAGCGTCCTCGACCATGTTGAGCGCGGTCTTAAAGCGGCTGGACTTGGCAGCTTCCTTGTGCCACTCTTCGGACGGAGTGTACAGCGAGTGAGACACCTCGTGGACTAGGTACATCAGGTACCTAGTCTCGTCGACCAAGTTGAACTCTGGGAGGTGCAGCTCGCGCTTCTTCACGTCGAAGAAGGCTTCGGTCAGGGACCTAGTGTGATGGATCTCGATGTTCTCGCTCGCGAGCAGGCGAGCCAAGTCATTAAGAACGTTCTCCCTCACGGGACTCTCCATGAAACGACGCTGTTGTTACTATTGTACCACAGCGATCGACTATTGTCAACCGCTCGGATCTAGTCAGCGATCCGGCGCCGAGTATGACGGGTCGTACACGGGGACGCTGACCCAGTAGCAGCGGTCCTCCCAGCGACGATAGCCCCACCGGTCATAGAACCAGACGGTGTCGCACCGGCGCTCGGCGGCGTATCGCGCCGGCGCTGGGTAGTAGTACACCGGCGGAGGCGCGTAGTGATGGTGACTGTGGCTGCTCATAGCGCCACCGAGGATCGTTCCGAACAGAAGTCCGCCGAGGAGCGGCGCCGTCGCGTCGCCTGCGTGAGCCGGAGACGGCGACGCGACGGAGAGGGCGGCGGCTAGGGCCAGGGTCGACGCTTTCATATGGCTATTTATCACAGCTGACTCACGATCCGACACGCGTTGGTGACTAGAGACCCTAGGCCTAGGCCAAACACCACGCCGACCAGGCCAGCGAACGCCCAGACTAGTGCCTGGGCGCAGATGCTCTTGAAGACTCTCACGACATGCACTGGCGGTAGACTTTGTGAACGTAGACGTCGAACCGAGTGCCGTGCTCGGGGCGAATGTCCTGAGACGAACTCCGGTACAAGGGGCCACCGCGACGATAGAGCGGCGCGAAGGGGTTACCCTTGCCGAGGCGCGGCCGGACGCAGACCTGCTTGCGAAACTCAGGAAACTCCACTCGGTCACCGACGATGCGACCGACGATGCGACCGACTGCGTTCTCAAGTTTGATGGCGGCGCGCAGCTGCGCGATCCGCGGGTCGTTGATCGACTCGACCGTGAACTTGTATGTGCTAGACCGATTCATGAGTGGCTCCATGCCTGTGCCCTGGCTCGTCAGTGCGGGTGGGGCACTTCCCGCAGACTCGGGACGAAGCCCGAGTTTCGCCTAAGCGACGCTCAGCTGGCGGACTTGAGGACCAGGCGAGTGTAGCCGTAAGCGCGCTCGAGACTGACGCCGAGCTCGGCCGCGATCTTGGCCTGGAGGTCCTTGCCACTGAGCTTCTTGTTCTGCTCGTAGACGGCGAAGGCGCGCGACTCCTTGGTGACTCGCGGAGCCTTGGGGGCCTTGGGGGTCTTGGGCGTCTTAGCGGCCTTGGGGGCAGCCGTCTTAGCTGCCTTGGGCTTGCTCTTGAGGACGAAGCCGAACTCGTTCATGACGGGGGCTTCGGTAGTCGTGGTGGTGTCAGACATGCGGTACTCCGTGGTTTGGATCATCAATATACAGATAGTACCACGGAGTCGGACGATTGTAAACCAAAAAAAGCAGAAATTTGTGAAATTTTGTTACTTTTTTTGGCTCAGACTGTGAAATTTTGTTTCAGAAATGAAAAAACTGAGGAAAAACAATGGGTTACCAGACTATCCGGTAACCCATTGAAAACGTTACTACTTCGACGATAGGTACTCGTCGAGGCTGGATCCACCGCCGTCCCTGACGTCTAGGGTCCTGTCGTGGTTCCTTTGGAAAACATACTTCGCGTTGATCCAGTCCCGCTTACCCTCGAGCGCGGCGACGACCTCTTCGGCCATGTCCTGCGCTGTCTGAACCGGAACGTTCTGACAGATGTGGTTGACGCTCTTAGTCGGATTGAGCAGCTCGAAGCTCTCCGGAAGACCCATGATCGACATGGCCTCGCGGTAAGAGATGTACCTGTCCTCGACGGGGTGCGTGAGCATCGTCGGGTAGTGCCCGACGAAAGCACCGATGTAGTCCTTCGGGATCATAGTGCCGCGACGCATCACGCCCTTGCCGCTGTCGAGCTTAGCCTTCTTTCGAAGAGTCTTGTCGGCCTCCTTGTCGTGGCCCTCCTTCCTGAGCCAGTCCGCGAGGCGCTGCAGGTCGACTCCGATGTTCTGTATGTAGGTGAACGAGTCACTGCGGCGCACGTCCTTTGGATCGACCTTCTCGACGAACTCTCGGTGCGACATTCCGCCGTGAAGCTCCTCGAGGACGAACCTGTAGTGAATGTCGTCTCGAGACGGAGTCTTCTTGTTGATCGGCTCCTGCTGGCTGTTCGCGCGAGACGCCTCGATGATGACGTCCTCGATCTTACGGTGCGGGCGGTCGTAGTAGTTTAGGACCGGCGTCTTGGTCCCCTTCCAGAAGAAGTAGAAGGACCGCTCGCGGATCTGAGGCTGGCCGTGAAGGAGCGACCGAGTGCGGTAGACAGTCATCGTGTAGCCGTTCTCGGCGGCGATGGACCGCAGCTTCTCGCGAACGTTCTTGCCGATGTTCGACGCGAACCCAGGCGCGTTCTCTCCCCAGAATACGTCAGGCTTCATCTCGCCCAGGACGTACTGCGCCGTGGTCTCCATCCACTTGTTGTTTGGGTTGTGGTCTCCGAAGCCGAAAGACATCTGCGACAGACCAGCGCACGGGCACACCGCGGACACTACGTTCACTCTCTTTGGAAAGGTGGCTCCCTCGTCTAGGAGCAGGTATGGAACCTCGTTCTCGTACCAGTTGACGATGTGCGAGTCGTTGGCTGAGAACGGAGAGTACGACAGGAAGTACTCAGGTCGCTTACCGAAGGCGCGCTCTGAGCCGATGGTCTCTCCGCCGATGAGCGGGATGATCGACGCGTGGGTTAGGTTGGTAGTCACTTTTCCTCCTAGAGCTTTATGCCAGCGTGCGTCTCGAGCGCGCTCGCGATGCGATTGGATAGATACTCACCGTTGTAGTACCCGTCGTCGAGCATCTCCCACAGGTGCTGCAGGACGGCTTCGTACTCGCGCGGGTTGGACTCGAGTCTGTCGATG